CGCGCCGGCCGGCTGGAACGTCGAGGAGTGGCGCACGTTCATCGAGCAGAGAGGTTTAGCCAAGGCGAGCAGCGACGTGCTCTCGGAGCTCAAGGTGCTGATCGCGCAGGAGGAGCTCAAGAAGAAACAACGCGAGAACGCGGTGGCGGAGGGCAAGATCATCGAGCAGGAGACCGTCGCCGATTTCCTCCGCGAGTGGACCGCAAAGCTCGACCTGATGCTGACTTCCGAGCTTGAGGTAAACGCGCCGCCGCTGTTATCTGGGAAGTCGATTGTTGAGGTGCGCGAAGAGATGAAGGCAATCCACGACCGAATCCGAGAAGCCACGAAGACCGGCCTGCTCAAGTGGCAGCCGGCCGCTGCCTGATGCCGCAGACTCGCGAACAATTGCTGGCGAAGAAGCGGGCCTACGCGCAGCGCGTGCGCCAAGGACTGACGCGCGAAGACAAGGATCGGCTCAATGCTGCGGCGCGTGCTGCGTATCAGGCGAACTTAGAGACCAGCCGGCAGAAGAACCGCGAGAAGATGCGGGAGCGATACTGGGCGAACGTCGAAGAGACGCGCGAGCGGCGCAAGGTTGAGGCGCGCGTTTACTACGCCAAGAACGCCGAGCGACTGGCAGCCATCAATCGCGCATCACGCGAGAAGGTTAAGGCCGAGGATCCGGCTGGGTTCGCCGAGCGCCGCAAGCGCTATCAAGAGACCTATCTGAAGCGCCATCAGGACGCGCGCCGCGAGACGATCCGCGCCTACTACGCGAAGAATCGCGCAGCTTGCGTGCAACGCTGCGTAGCCTGCCAAGCGAAACGACGCGCGACCGATCCCGAGTTTAAGCTGAAGACGCATCTTCGAAACCGGCTAGTGCAGGTGCTCGCCTCTGCGAAGTACGATCCGACCACGCAGGAGGCGCGCGACGTGCTCGCGTGGTTCTCGTGGCTGAAGGAGCGGGGCGTTGCCGATTGGTCCGCGCCAGGGATGACAATCGATCACGTCGTGCCGATCTCGCGTTTCAATCTGCGAAACCCTGAGGCCGTGGTGGTTGCCAATAGATGGCAGAATCTCTTTCCGCTCAGCAAGTCGGAGAACTCGCGAAAGCATAAGAAGCTCGTGCCGGACTACATCCGCCGAGTGCGGCAGCTGGCCGAGGAATTTTCTGATGAGCGCCGATCACAGGGACTGGCTTGATCGGCAATGCGTGTTGCCCACGCCGGACCGAAGGAAGATCTGGCAATGGGCGCACGACGTGGTCCGCGAGTTGCCGGCCGCCTACGCGATCCGCGGGCGATTCACGGTCGAAAATTCGCCGTGGCTCCGCGCGCCGTTCGATAGCTGCCAAGATCCGAAGGTGCGGCGCACGACGGTGCTCAAGGCCGTTCAATCGGGCGGCACGCTGCTCGCCGAGATCGTCGCGGCGTGGCGGATGGCGAACGATCCTGGGCCGTCGACGTTCACGCTGCAATCCGCGGAGATGGCCGCAATCGAAGGCAAGACGCGCATCTTTCCGCTCTTCGAGTCGATCCCGCAGATTGCGCGCCTGCTTCCGCGTCCCGGCCCGATGCGAACGCAGACCGAGGTTTTCTTTCCCGGCGGATCCTTCTTCATCCTTAACTCGGCCAACCTATCGCACCAGCAGTCGCAGTCGGTTCGCTGGAAATACAATGACGAGTGTTGGTTGCCTCAATGGGCTGATGTTTACGAAGACGCCTGCCGGCGCGTGACCGCGTTCGAGCAGCAGGGCACGTCGCACATCCTCGACATCAGCCAAGGAGGATTCGAGGGGGGGGATGCTCGGCCGTGCTGGGCGACCTGGAGCTTCCGGCAAGGCTCGATGGAGGAGTGGAGCGCGACGTGCCGCAAGTGCTCAAAGCCGATGCCGCTGCACTTCCATCAGACGATGAAGGACGACAAGACGAAGCGAGCAGGCGTCGTCTGGGCCATCGACGCGCGGCGCGAGGACGGCACCTTCGACGAGCAGCGGGCCGCGGAAACTGTGCGCTTCGTCTGCTGTCATTGCGGCGAAGAGTATGCAGACAACGACGGAACGCGGGCTTACTGGCGCAAGGTCGGGCACTACGTCTGCACGCGAGAGAAGGCGCCGACCGACTGGCGTTCGTTCCATTGGGAAGCCGTGGCAGCGCACTCGATGCGGCTCCTCGCGCTCGAATACTGCCAAGCCGAGAACATCTTCAACTCCAACGGCGACGACAGTTCGCGTCGCAAGTTTAAGCAGAAGCGCGAGGCTCGGCCGTGGCTGATGGAGAAAAAGGCGATCTCGATCTTCACCAAGGACTCGGGCTACAAGCTGGCCGACTACGCGCAGGGCGAGGCGATCCCCGACGAGGCGATTCGCTTTATGGCGATCGACCGCCAGCAGGACCATTTTTGGGTCGAGGTCGGCGCGTTCTCCACGGCACAGGGGCCGCGCTACCGCCAGCTATGGTTTGGGCGCATCGACACGCGGGACCAGCTGCGCGCGCTCCAGGAGCGATTCAAGGTCTCAAGCGCCTGCGTCGCGCAGGATCGCGGCTACCGGCCGGCGGACGTGGACCGCGATTGCGCCGAGTTCGGCTGGCGCTCGATGCGCGGCTACGGGCGGCGGACTTGGACGATGCGGGACGAGGGCAGCGGGCAGATGATCAACTTCCCGTTCAGCGACCCGCAGGTCAGCGACTACCGCGGCGGCGACGTTTACTTTTACAACTGGTCCGGCGATTACTTCAAAGACACGCTCGCGACCGCGCTGGAGGGCAAGGGCGATCTGCGCTGGGAACTGCCGTCCGACGTGAACCCGCTTTACCTCGAGCATCTCAAAGGCGAGCACAAGGTCGAGGTCCGCACCGGCGTCTGGGAGTGGCGCGAGGTTCGCAGCAACGCTCCGAATCACGGCCTCGATACCTCCGCGATGCTCCTTTGTATGGCGACGATTGCGGGCGTGATACGTTACGCGCCGTCAAAGCCGTAGCGACTTCAGACAATGACAACAACTCAAAATACCGAAGACCTAGTCCACGTTCTAAGCCTAGGAGCCGGAGTGCAAAGCAGCACGATGGCATTGATGGCTGCGGCTGGAGAATTGCTGCCGATGCCAAAAGCCGCGATCTTTGCGGACACAAAAGCCGAGCCAGCGTCGGTCTATAAATGGCTCGACTGGCTCGAGACAAAGTTGCCGTTCCCGGTGTATCGCGTGGAGGACAAGCTTGGATTGATTGAGGAATCGTTGACCCTGCGCGCACGAGTTCGGACAGAGGGAAAACCGTGGAGTAAAAGCTTAGTTCCCGCATACGTGGCAAACCCAGACGGAACTCGTGGCATTATGGGCCGGTCCTGCACGGCAGACAAAAAGATTGCGCCACTACTCAAGAAACAAAAGCAGATCGGCAACGTGCCGAGAGGATGCAAGGAGCCTCGGGTTATCACGTGGATTGGAATCTCGCTTGACGAGGTGACTCGAATGAAGCCAAGCCGCGAGAAGTGGGCGATCAATCGTTGGCCCTTGATCGAGGCTGAGATGACGCGCCACGATTGCTTGCGCTGGATGGAAAAGATGGGGTTCCCGAAACCGCCTCGTTCAGCCTGCGTCTTTTGCCCGTTTCATTCAGACAATGAGTGGAGGCGGCTCAAGTCAGAGGAGCCAGATGAGTTTCGGCGCGCCGTAGAGTTCGAGCGGAATCTCCAAGAGGTAAAGCGCAAGTCAGACAATCTTAACGGCGTGCCGTTTCTGCACGGCTCGCTGCTTCCTCTCGATCAAGTGGACTTTGCCACCGATGCTCAGCGTGGTCAGATGGACTTTTTTCAGAATGAGTGCGAAGGGATGTGCGGGCTTTAATCCTTAGCCAGTCGCCGTACCCCGACTCGTTGGACCGTCAAAACGCACTTTGACGGGCGCCGCTCTTTTATGGCGGCGGACAATCCTTTCCTCGACGTTGACGCGGCGACCCTTGGCGTGCTGAAGACCAAGGTCTTGGACGCGATTCAAGCGTGCCTGCTGAATACGAGCTATTCGCTCAACGGCAAGAGCGTCACGCGCGCGGATCTGAACACGCTCAACCGGATGTTGGGCGACATCGTGGACGCGATCGAGTACCAGAACGGCAACACGACCGACACGACCTTCGTTAGCTTCACCGGCAACTGACAATGCACACCTTCGACCCGGCCAGAGTTATCGCGGAGCGTCCTTGGTTCGAGCGCGCGCTCGAGGTCGTCGCGCCGGGCACCGCGCTCCGGCGGATGCAGGCTCGGGTCGAGGCTGCGCTGTTCTCGTACAACGCCGCTCAGACGAACCGGCTTTACGCGCCGCAGCAGTACGGCCAGCCGAGCGAGTCGTCGATGACGGTCCGCGAGCGCGTCGTGATGATGTGGGAGGCGCGCAACTTAGTCGAAAACTCGCCGGAGGTTAAGGAGGTCTCGCGCAAGTTCGGCAACTATCTCACCCCGACCGAGTACTCCCCGAGCACGGGCGACCGCGATTACAACCGCGTCGTGA